TCCTTTGGATTTTTCCCAATATTTTGGGGAACTGCCATCTGGTCCAAATGAAATAATTACCCGAAGATTAGGGAGCTGCATTGCGGCTCCCTTTTTTGTTACAGAAAGGAGGGCTGCGCGATGGCCAATTTTGACCGCCAATATAGGCTGGCGGCGGGAAAGGCTGGAGATGAGGGCTTTGAGATTGGCGGCGGGCTCCGACCCCTGCACATCAACTTTTCAGTTGAAAAGGCCGACACGAACAGCCAGAACACAGCAAAGGTCACCATCTGGAACCTGAATGATGAACACATTGCAGAACTGAACAAAGATGACTGCGTTGTTTCACTCCATGCAGGGTATGGAAACACCCGCCCGCTGATATTTGCTGGTGTTGTCACCTACGCTAAGCGAAAGCAGGATGGAAGCGATATTGCCACTGATATTGAGCTGGTCGATAACCGCATTGCCATTCGCGACACCTACGTTTCGGTCAGCTACTCCGGCTCCATCAACTGCAAAACGCTCATTCAGGACGCAGCGGACCAGATGGGCGTGACCGTTTCGTTTTCCTACAATGCGGAGTTCAAGGACATTCCGAATGGGTACAGCTATGTTGGCCCGGCTCGGAATGTGCTGACAAAGGCTTGTAATACCTGCGGCCTGACGTGGAGCATCAACAATGGCGTCTTACAGGTGAAAAAGCCGGGCGATACGATGAGCCGCGAGGTGTATGAGCTTTCTCCCGAAACAGGGCTTATAGGTATCCCTGAGCGTGTCCAAATTTCCAATGAGGATAAAGGGTATAGCTACGGCTGGGATGTGGAGTACCTGATGAACGCAGCTATCGACATTGACGATTACGTTCACCTCAAGAGCAAATATGTTGAGGGATATTTCAGAGTCTATTCCGTGACCATTGATGGTGACAACATGGAAGGCTCGTGGACCTGCACGGCACGGCTGCTGGAGGTGAAATAATAATGATGCAGGAAGTCGTGGACCAGATTAACAAATGTGTCCTCGCTCATCTCGAAAATATTCACACCGCTGTACCGGGAGAAATCAAGGAGTACGACCCGGACAAGGGCATTGCCACCGTACAGCCAAAAGCTAAATTCAAAAAGCCGGATGGGACCATGCTGGACTACCCGGAAATAGCTGGGGTTCCAGTTGTTTTCCCGCAAAGTCAAAAAGTCACCGTTGCATGGGCTGTAAAGAAAGGAGACGGCTGCTTGCTCATTATGAGTGAGCGTTCGCTTGACTACTGGATGTACGACCGCGAAACGGACACAGAGCTTGCGTTCGACCTTAGCAACGCTATTGCAATTCCGGGTTTATCTCCAAAGGGCAATGCTACCATGAAGATAGCTTGCGATGAAGATGGAGTGGCAATCGCCGCTGATTCCACAAAGGTGAAAATCACCCCCAAAATAACCGAAGTCAACGTGAACGGTACGAAGCTCACTGTGAGCTCATACAAAGAAGCACAGGTAAAGGCAGGGGGAACGACCCTCACCATCAATTCTTCCGGAGTGACGATTGTTGGAAACCTGACTGTCAAAGGCGGGATTGTGACGCGTGACGATGTTAAGGCATCTAACGGAACGCTGGCCCTCCTGACTCATAAGCATACAGACCCGCTCAGCGGCGAAACCGGAACTCCGATTCCTTGATTCCAGTAAAGGAGAACAACATGGTAGACTTCAAACTCGATGCAACAGGGGATTTGGAGCTGACAGACAGCGGAGATGTCGCTCTGACCGAAAGTATTGTTCAGGCGGTGCGCATTCGGCTGCGCTGGTTTTTCGGCGAATGGCGGCTTGGGCCGGAACTGGGCTTTCCTTACTTTGAACAGCTGCTCATCAAGAACCCGAATGAATCGAAATTGCGGGGGCTGATAAGAGATGCCGTGACCGCAGTGGATGGCGTTACCGATGTGACAGACGTTCAGTTCAACATCGACAAAGCAACCCGCAGGGCATCGGTAAGCGTCATTTTTACCACCGATGAGGAAACTTTTAGAGAGGAGATGGAAATTCCGTGGCAAAATACGGATTGACGGAACAGGGGCCGAATCCTAAGAGGCTCGATGTGATTCTGGACGAGATGCACGATGACCTGACAAAATACACCGGGAAAAACACCCGCCAGAATCCGCAATCTTTTCTGAATCACTATCTGACCAATGTGGCTGATGCCATCACGGAGCTGTGGGAGCTCGGAACGGCTATTTATCATTCGGAGTACCCATCCAGCGCAACCGGAGCGAGTCTGGACAACGCTGCGCAGTATGGCGGTTCAACTCGTGGCGAAGCTACAAAGTCCTATTACCGCATTCTCTGTACGGGCGTAGACGGAACGCTCATTCCCGCAGGAACAACGATTGCTTCCGACACCAGCCCGGAAACCAGCCTCCGAAACCCGGTGGATGGTATGATAACCCGAACGTCGTTCAATAAGGCCGCTGTGGTTTTGGCATCGCCAAAGGCTACGGCGGCTCTTGGTGTGGCGATAAACGGAACACTGTACACCATCACCCCTGACCCCCAAAAGAGCACCCGCGAAATGCTGGAGCTGCTGAAAGCGGCTATCACGGACAAGGCATTCAGCGTATCTCTGGCTGATGACACCGACACGCTGCTCATCGAGGCAACCGATGAAACCAGCTCCAACACGCTGGTCCTTTCCGAAAACCTCACCACCTCATCGGTTGGCAGCATCGTGCAGTTTGCCACAGTCGATGACGGCGATATCTTGATTCCAAGCGGTGTTATTACGAAAATCGTCAAATCGGTCTCCGGCCTTAGCAGTGTCACCAATGTCGGCTCGTACGTTGCCGGACGGCTGAAAGAAACCGATGCTGAGCTCCGAAAATCCTATGCAGAAAAAATCTTCAATCGCTCCTTTGCAATGCTGGAAAGCATCAAGAGCGCAATCCTCCAGAACGTGCAGGGCGTGGTCAGCGTTGCACCCTATGAGAATTACACCGATGAGGTTGACAGCGCGGGTCGCTGGCCGCATAGCATCGAAATTGTGGTTGATGGCGGGGACCCCACCGAGATTGCTCAGCAAATCCTGAACACAAAGGCCCCCGGCATCAATACATTTGGCAGCGTAGAAACCACGCTGCACGGTATCTACGGTGAAGAAATCATCGTCCGCTTCAACCGCCCGACCTATGTGCGCGTGTGGTTCAAGGTTGGCGTTACCCTGAGCCGGAATGTAAACCCGCCCATCAACTATGTAGACCTCATCAAAGAGCAGATTCTTGAGAAGATGAACGCTCTGGGCGCGGGCGAGGATGTTATCCCGCAGAAGTTCAATATCGCAGTTTCCGGCATCGACTACGTTGATGTTTGGCTGTTTGCCACCACGGATGCGGGTGCATCGCCGGGGGCGTACAATCTCCGCAGCGTTTCCATCTCGCCCCGCGAACGTGCGCTGACCGATGATAGTCGAATTGAGGTGGTGCTTGATGGTTGATTACATCCGGCGGCTCCATGATGACCTTGCAGAGCAATTCAAGGATAAGGCCACCATTGAGGCTTTGAATCGGACCATCGGACGGCAGCTCAACGAGGTGCGCCAGTATTTTGAGGACCTGCGGGACAAGCGCGGAATTGATACAGCAGTCGGCAAGCAGCTTGATGGTGTCGGAGATATTGTTGTTTTGAGCCGCTTGGAAGCTGGTGAGCTGGCCTGTATCAACGAGTCTGCATACGTTCTGGATGACGAAGACTACCGGGCATACCTGAAATTCAAAGTCCTGAAAAACACGAACGCCTGCACCTACTATGACCTCATCAAAGGTCTGGCGATGCTCTGGAATATGTCACCGATATATTACCACGAAGACCCGGCGTTTCCGGCCACTATCATCCTGACTATGCCAGCGATGCGACCGGGCGGCGGGCTAATTGAAGTTGGCAAAGTCCCGACTATTCGGCCCGCTGGCGTTCAGGTTCAATTCCAATACCTGATTCGTGTTGTCGTGGAAACTATTGCTCGGTGGACGATAGCAACACATACAGTTCCACTCTGTAACCAGATTTTGTGCGGACAGTACCCGCGTCTGGGAACTCTGGGGGAATTTGTGTATGTTGAAACGAATGCAGGATTTGAAGAAATCATCTCTCTGGTAAATTCTACGCTAACAGGTACTGTCGTTGTTGGCGGAAGAGCTTACAGCTCCACAACAGGGGAGATTATAACGACCGATGTTCAAATCACGGTTGACTCTGATTTTAGTGTGCGGGATGTGAGTGTTGCCGGAAAGACGATTACTGGCACGGTTCCGATTCGCGCCGTAAACGGAACCGTTTTGAGGAGCAGCGTTGAGGCTGACGGCTCGATAACTACCGGGTTTGCAGCTCTCACGCTTGCTGGTACAGCAACTGTCGGAGGCGGCGAAACTCCCCCGGCAGAGCAGGTGGCGTTGGCGGCATCCGCTGACGCTGGCGTAAAGGTCCATATCGCGGCGGCTACCATCAGACGATGCGGAACCGTTTCGTGTGGAAAATAAAAGGAGGTGTCGAGATGGCATTCTGGACGCAGGAATTTATGGCCAAACGCCGAGAAAATTGGCTCAATTCGCTTGTGAAGTTCGAGTATCAGGCGGACGGCTCATGGCACGAGGCGACCATCAATTCCAAGAAAATCAACGGAACGCAGCTTGAGCTGGTGGTCAGCCTCCCGCGTACATCCGCAGGAACGCAGACCATCACGGCCATTCGCGTCATTGACGTATCGGGTAAACAGTGTGGCTATTCCACCACGAGCGTCAAGCGGGCCGTCAATCAGGGCGCTCTGGCCAAGTTTGAGTTTCCGATTTATGAGAAAGAAGGTGAAGAATAATGAACGGAAGAGAACAGCCGTATATGAGCACCAATGCCACGGGCTCCTATACGCCGACCATGTGGCGTGATGACGTTCCCGGCATTCAGGATGGAACCCCCATTGATGAAACCAACCTGAACAACATGGAGGGCGGCATCAATGCAGCGGAGCTCCTTGCGGAGTATCTGGCAGAGGTCCTGCTCAAGACCAATGCCAAGGTGAACAACCTTGATGGCGAGGTTATCACGGTAACGCTCACCAACACCGGGGATTTTTACACAAACAATAGTGTAAAAACCATCCCGCTGGGAACCCGGCGCGATACTTTGGACTACATCGTTTCTGCTGAGATTCAGGGTGACACCACGAATGTAGGCGATGTGGTAATTTACGACAAGCAGACCAACGGCTTTAAGGTGAAATACACCGGAAGCACGGCATCTGCGACCATCAAACTCTATGTGCATGGAGGAAACGCGGCATAATGGCAAACATCATCATTCATGGCGATGAGCGGCATGAGCAGCAAAATGCGGCTCTGCGGGAGTACGGAATCGACCCCTGCAGAGCTTCTTCTTTGCAGCGGGAAATGGCCGATTGCATCGCACAAAAAACCAATGAGGCTTATTCTGAAGCCAGAAAGGTAGGTACTATCTGATGACTGTTATCGAAGCAAATGTTGGCGAGAAGATTCCCTATGTGGTTCGGGGCAGCAAAATCACCTTTGATGATGAGCTCATGCTGAATCTGGCTAAGCTGGAGCGGGATGACCCTATTTCCGTTGATATCTGCATGACCAAACTCGGTATGCTCACCACTGGTCTGGGCCGGGATTATGTGGCACAGATTGCGATTCCCGCCCGTGAGTACACCGAAACCGAGACGGAGAACCCCGACTACAACGCGGAAGACCCGACCAGCCGCGAGAAAATCACCCAGCGTGACCCTGTGCCGTTCAGCATGACCAACGTCACTCTCACGCTCTACGCCCTGTAAGGAGGACCCGAATATGGCAAACTATGACCAGATGGCCGCAGCCGTCAAGGAACTGTCTGGCGGTAAAAACATCGTTCTGCTGGATGACATGAATCTGCCGTCCATCTATGTTCCTATTAACCGCCTGAAAATGTCCGAGCTCATTTCTGGCGGCTCCGAAAATGTTCATCCGGCGTTCTCCGTGAACGGCGTGGAAAAGGACGCGTTCTACTATTCCAAGTATCAGAACATCATCATCAATGGCCGTGCCTACTCGCTGGCACACCGCGACCCTGCCGTGAATATCAATTTCGACAATGCGCGACAGGCTTGTGAGGCCAAAGGCGCAGGCTTCCACCTGAGCACTCTGGCAGAATGGGCCTGTATCGCGCTGTGGTGCCGCAAAAATAAGACGATGCCGCACGGCAACAGCAACTACGGCCGCGATGAAGCATACACCCATGAGCGCGGGCAGGAATCCGCAAAGGATAACAACAATACGGGCCGCACCTTTACTGGTTCCGGCCCGGCAACGTGGGGCCACGACTGGACGCAGTTCGGCATTCAGGATATGAAAGGTAATGTCTGGGAATGGCAGACTGGTACTCGTCTGATGGACGGCCAAATCAACATCATCCCCTACAACAACGCTGCAATGGGTTCTGAATGCAATGTATCTGCAAGTTCTACCCTGTGGAAAGCCATCACCGCAGACGGTTCTCTGGTTGCACCCAGCACCGCGAACACCCTGCACTATGACTGGATTTCCAACAAAATCACGCTCATCCCCGAAACCTCGGAGCAGTTCAAGACCGATGCTGGCGAATATTCCGAGTTTGCCAATATCGTCCTCAGCAGCGGCCTGAGTGCCGCGCCTGAGCTGGCAAAGGCTCTCCTGCTGTTCCCGGAGGAGCCGGGCGGTGATTACGGCGGTGACGGTCATTGGATTGACTGCGTAGGAGAGCGTTTGCCGATTTGTGGGGGCAACTGGTACTATGGCGCGGGAGCTG